ACCCAATAGTTATACATGCGCTGCGCGTCCTTGGCGTTGCGCACAAGGCCGCTGATGTAAAGCTGACCGTCGACCTCAAACTCGTTGCCGACGACGCGGATTACGGGGATATATTTACCCGCCCAGTCGCGTTCCTCCAGCACCTCATAGCCGTTGGTCTTGAGCCACTTGACCTGTCGGCGGTCGCTCTCTCGCGAGCGCAGCGGCTTGCCATATGCCGCCTTCAGCCGCTTGTCCTCCGGCGTGCCGTCGAACGCCGTGATGTTGTCCGGGTAGAGGTTGAGCGTCGCCTTGCGCGTATCGACATAAAAATACTCGGCAATCCGCACCGTTTCCTGCGTGATCCACTGGGAGAGGTTTTGATCGCCCACACCCTGCGACATCATGCCGGTCACGGGCGTCGCGTCGGGATACATGCGCTCGTATTCAGCCTTGGGAACGTCCTGGGTGATAAAACAGTAGTTCGCGTCCTGCCCGCACGGGTCTTGGATCATCGGGTCCATGTAGACGCTGAAGCTGCTGCGGACGCGGCCAATGCGGATGTCCTGATCGAAAGAGTCTTCCTTCGTGTATTCCGTCAGGATGCGGATGTAGCCCTCGCCGTAGACCACCTGGTTGTCGCAGGCGGTGTCATAGGCCACGTCGGCGTCGGACATATACTCAATATGCCGCACGATGCCGTCGAATATCTCCGCCACCTCCGGGTCGGCGTCCTCGTCGGCCGGGATCACGCGGGCCGTCGGGCGGTTCTGGCGCTGCTCGTTGGTCACCAGCCTGACGTGCTGCGGCAGCTTGTTGATCGTCAGGCACGGCCGCGCGTTGATCGTCTGGCCCTGCACCGCGCCACGGGTCGCCAGCACGTCCGCCGGCCACTGCCATGCGTTGTCCGGCGAGCCCGCCATGAAGCGCAGATCGTCTAGCTCGTCCTCGCGGCTGTCGCTGTAAGCCGTCTGCGCCACCGTAAACCGATGGCGCATCGTCGCCAGACGGTCATCGTCCGGGTTATCGGAGACTTTGCCTGCGGCCGTAACGTCATTTGCCACAAGACTTACCCTTCTTGGCCGCGCGCTTGGTCGCGTAGGCGATGGCGGCGGCCTGTTTGACGGGCTTGCCCGCCTTTACTTCAGCGGCAATATTCTTGCGGAGTGCGTTCTTGGACGCTGACTTGACCAGAGGCATTACTTCTTCCTCGTTTTAGCGGATTCCTTGAACGCCTTGGCCGTCGGAGCGCCCTTGGCCCCCGGCTTGCGCATTTTTTCGCCCGACCCAGCGGCGATGCGGGCCTTCTTGGCGTGAATGTTGGCGTATAGCCCCGGCTTACTTGCCACAGTTCCACCTTTTCAGACTGGCCTTAGCGCGTTCGCCGTCTTTAGCCTTTGCTGCAACCGCAGACATTCTTGCACAAAATGACTTTTTACGCCCCTTGTCGGCCTCGGTCTTGGGGTTAGGGGCCGGAGCCTTCAGCTTGCTGCCCGTCGCGGCGTTATACTTGGCCCGGCCCTTGGCCGTGAGGCCCGCGCCCGCCTTGGTCGGCAGCTTCTCGCCGCGGCCGACTGCGAGAGAGACAGATTTCTTAGCCATCTAATGGCCCATCCAGCCAGAGGAAATAGCGCCGCCAGCATAGACGCTGCGGGGTCTATTGTCTACCCGCGCTTCGCGATGCGCTACGGGGAAAGCGAAAGTAATGGCTATCGCGTCCGCGGCGTCGGGGCTGGCGAGCCCACGCGCCTTCATGTCCTTCTTGCTCTCCAGGAAGATCGTCCCCTTCGAGTCCGGCTTCATCATCGGTCCCGTCAGATCGCTCTTCAGGAACCGGTCGTTGGGTATGCTGGCCGTCTTCAGCCATTCCTTCATCGCCCCCCACATCTCAGCCCGCTTGTTCCCATACATCAGCGGCTTGACGCTCTTGTTCCCGAAGTTCACCCCCCTGATCTTGTAGCGTTGCTCCTTGAGCCGGTCTACGACGCCCGCCCCGAGCCCGCCCTCGTCAATGACCACCAGCGCCGGCTTGAACTCCTCGATCACGTCGATGACCCGTCCCACCACCTCCATGGTGTCGTCGCCCCGGTAGCGCCGGATGCCGATGATGTCGCGCCCCTGCCGGATGGCGATGACCGTCGCGTCCGCCCCGAACCGCGCCGGATCGACCCCCACCACTATCGGTGCGCTCTGGTCCTGTGATGGCGCGCGCGCCTGTGCGTCCAAGACCAGTGACGACGGTATGAACTGGTCATCCGATGCGTTCGGGAACGCCCCATAGACCTCGACATGCGCCTGGCTGGAGTCGGGTCCATACTCGTCGATGATCTGCTGATAAACGGCCTTATCAGTTCCCTCCACGCCTCGGGCGTCAACAACCTTGTTCCGCCAGAACTCTCGCTTGGCGTTGAAGCATTCGTAGAAATATCCGCTGTTTCGGCGGGGGTTGCTAAAAGCAAGCCAAAAACGATTAGGAGTGTTCTCGGTAAAAAAGCCGGATGCAACCGCCCATATGCTGTCATCAATGCCACTCGCCTCATCGAACACCAGCATGACGCCGGCGAAGTTATGCACACCCGCGTAACTGTCGGGGTTCTCCGCGGACCACAGCCGGCCCTCGACGCCCCAGTAGCGCGTGCCCAGCTTCAAGTCCCGCTCGACCAGTTCCGCGATCCACTTGGCCGGCAGGACACGGGTGGCGCTGACCTCGAACCAGTGGTTGTTGAGGCTCATCGACAGCCACTTGGTGATCTCGGCCCAAGTCACCGAACGTAGCTGGGCTTCCGAGTTAGCCGACACGATGGTCGTGCTGCCGATCCTTGTCGTCAGCATCCATATCACCAGCCAGCTTACGAGGGCCGACTTGCCAATGCCGCGGCCAGAGGACGTGGCCATGCGGAACGTCTCGAAGTCCAGCCTGCCGTTATTGGTGCGGATGTGGTCGCGCAGGTCTTGCAGCACTTCTAGCTGCCACTTGCGCGGCCCGGTGAAATGCTCAAGCGGCGTCCCCGGCTTCCCCCACGGAAACGCCAGTCGCACGAACGCCACCGGATCGTTCTTGATGTTGGCTGACCACATGGTCGCCATCAACTTCTGTTCTTCGTCCGCCGAATACAGGGGGGTCTGCATCTAGTATCTGCCCTTCAATGACGCGCGTCTGCGCCTCCTCCAGCGCCGCCAGGATCGAGATGCGCTGTTCGACCTGCACCTGTATGGACTGCGGCGCGGACCACTTGTGAGCGTAACGCAGTATTTCCAGCGCCGCCTTGGTGTCGCCCGACAGCGCCGCCTCGCGCAGCACGCCCGCCATCTCGGCCTCGCCCTCCGCGCGGCCCTTATGTTCAGCATACTCCGCTATCGGGTCAAGCTGCACCAGCCGCCGATACTCCAGCGGCGTCAGCCCAGCCGCATACGCCAGCGAGTCGCCTTTCAAGCCCTTCCGCGCGGCTTCGTAAATGCGCTCCAGCACCGCCTCGGTCGCGGTGATCTGACGCGGCTCATATGGAAGTGACGTAAACATAAAGTCTTTTACCATAAAAATAAAAAAAGAAAAATTGTTCGTGATGGCTGCGTATTTTTACAAGGGGTGGTCGCGGGCGCTGTCCCCCCCCCCACCTGCGCGGCCTGCCAATGCGCCAAGCGCGGCCAGGCAAGCGAGACAATGTAACATTATAACATTGCGTAACGATATAACATTACATTGGCCCGCGCCGATGCGCCCGGCCTCGATCGATCGGGCCGGCGCCGACGCGCCGATGCGCCTGCCGCCAGGCGACGCGGGTGTTATCAGCATACCAAATCAATAGACTTTTAAAAGGCCCGACAAACGCAAGCTAAAGGAACAATGTGCGAACGATTGGAAAAATCGAGAAGTCGGCGCGAAGCTTTTGTCCGGGCGCCCGCGCGACGCAATAAACGCGGGCTTAACCATGTCGGGGCGATTTCTGGGCAGTCTGGGTCAAATGGTCATGGGGGGGAAATCGCCGTATAACTTTTGTAACGTATTCACATAGTTCTATTTTCTAATCTTTAACCGTTTCAATAACAACTAACCCAACTAACCCAACAGATTGAAATAAAAGCAACTCGCCCCGCCCAAAAATCGCCCAACCCCTGACCATTGCGCCCAACATAAAAAAGTTCTTGACAACATGTTGGGCAAGTCTATTCTGTAACATATACACACAACGAAGGGGCTAACAATGAACGCACAACATATCCTCGAGCTACTCGCGACGGCGCTACTGGCCGTCGTCGCATTCACTCACCTCATCCCGTCACTGATCTAAAGGAGAGACAGCTATGCGATTCACGGTCACCATCTTCGAGTCTGTTACCGCGCCAGACGCAGAAGAGCAGGCGCGCGCGACGTGGCATCACTTCGACGGACTGTCTCTGACGCAGGCGTGGCGCATTGTGACGCGTCACGCGCGGCGCGGCCGCAATCGATTCGGCGGCGACATTGTGCGCCATAACTGGGGCGCGCGCGGCGGCGACTTCCCGCACAACTATAGAAGCGCCACGATACGCCTTGACACGTTCTGAGGCGCATACGTAACGTATACACACAACGGAGGCTAAACTAATGAAGCAAACAGCAATACCTCAATTGATCTCGCTCGGTTTCACGAACGACGACGCTAAGGCGTTACGTCGAATCGCCATGCAGTTGCATCGCTGGCATGAATTGGAGTGCGGCGTAGACGGCGGGGGCGTGGAACGCGACCAGGAAACCGGCCGCTGTTACTGGTATTCCAGCTACACGGGCCGCCGCACGCCGACAGCCGACCGTGAGACAGGCGCATTGAAGCGCCTGGCCGCGCTCATGAGCCGTTACGCCCCGCTTGCCTACTACGTGCAAGGCGACCCCCGCGGCGCGGCGGTCTACGTGCTACGCCCCGGCGACGTGCCGGAGGGCAAAGAGGTTGACAGCTACTACTCCCGCGGCGTCGCGGTCTACTGAAGGAGAGAAGACAATGAACATCAAAGAATGGATGGACGCGCAATGGCAGTCCAAGGGCGTCTTTCATGCCGCCAATGGTAACGTATTCACACTGTCGGAAGACGGCCGGCCGCAGGTCAAGGCCGGCGCGACGTGGCAATATACCAGCAAGGAAACCAAGCGCCGCCAGAAAGGCCTGGCGATGTATAATCCGAAACTGCGCGAGATTATCCTCGCCGAGGCGACGCGGGAAATGCGGAACATGGAAATTCCACCTAAGACGTGGAAAGACGACGCCACCGTAGAATTGCGCCCGCACTACACGTGGCCAAAGGCCGATACAGCGCCCGAGCCCGTCGCAGCACCCCGCAAACGTGTCTCCCGTAAGCGAATCGAGGCCGCCGCGGCTATCCTAGCCAAAGTGCCCGAAAACGAACTGACGGCCTTCCTAAGCCGTTTTGGACTAACCCTATCAGCCGCCGCGACTATCGCCAGCCTAGGCGACGTTGAGACAATGGCGCGCGAACTATTGAGGGCTTCACTATGACAGCCGTTTATACTGTCCGGTTTACGATAGATGTTGAAGCGGAAGACGCGATACACGCGGCGGAAATCGCGTGCGCGCAAATATCTGATTCGCAAACCTGCGAGGTCATGAGCGACAAAACCGGAAAAATAACAGCCGTGAGGGTAGAAAAATGAACCATATCGTTTACGAATTGGACGAATTCCAGCCGTGGCCGGGCCAGGCCTGTTACATCTATGGAACGGCCGTGATTTCATATGAATATGAAAAACCGGACCATAGCGTCGGCTATCGTGGGGGCGTTTGCGGGTTCGAGCTGCAAAGCCTGGTCATTAGCGGCGACAAGGAGCCCCTTATCATTCCCTACGGCACGCAATTCTTTGACGTTGTAGACCGCGCGCTTGCGGCGTCTGATCATGTCGCGCAGAAATGCCAAGAGGATTGGGAAAATGATTGACCTGAACTGGCAAGAGGTGGCGGCCGTTCTGGCCGCCCTTAACCAAGTGAACCGCACGCCAGCGCAAGAGGCGCTGCGCGCGTCCCTTCAGGAGGCGTATGACAACGCCGCGGAAGAATATTGGAGCGAAAGATGGGCAGGATGAAAGATTATTTCGAGTTTTCGCAACTCTTGCACTGGCTGTCGGAAGACGCCTTGCAAATCATGCTGGACATGGAGTCGGAAGAATACCGGACGCTAATAATCAAAAGGGAAATCGAGGCACGCCATGTTAACCCCGCACCAGGAACGCCAAGCGCACGAACTACACGAACTGATTCGGGAAATAGCGGCAAAGCATAACATCTCCACCGAACAGTTAATCGGTCATAACCGCCGCGCGGGCGTCGTATGGGCTCGATTCGAGCTTATGCACCGCGCGCGGCACGATTTGGGGATGTCCTACAAGCTGATCGGTCGCGTTCTAGGCGGCCGCGACCATACGGGAATCATGCACGGAGTAAAAAGATATGAAGATTGGCGAAGCCATGGCAACCTTGCTAATCGTCCTGCTCGAGATACTACTGGGGCTTAAATAATGACACACTGGGAAACGCAGTTCGAGGAATACGGGGCGATTGTGCCGGACATGCCGCGCGACCAGCCCTGTTATGAGGTCAACGCGCCCTTGTGGGCATTCTGGCGGCGGGTGAAGCCTGGCGCGACGGAGCATCCCATAATGACAGAACAGGAAATAGTCCGGCGGCTTGACCTTATCTATTTCGGAGACGGGACTTGTAACAGCGGGTGACGAATGGTAAAGATCTTTTCGACGCCACCCCTTTGGGCGTCACCTCCCTTGAAACTGGAGCCGGGCGAAAGCCCGGTTTTCTTTTATGCAGGAAGCAGAGTTCAAGCGCCGGCTAAAAGCGCTCCAGCAAGAGGTGACGGAAGCCTATCTGAAAGGCTACGCGGAGGCGCGCGACCGGGCGCAATGGAACCTCACGGCCGCCTATGAAGAGAACGAGCGCTTGCGGCTGGCGCTGGCAGAGCTAAGAGAACGTCTGGCCGTGGCCAAGTCCGTCGATTAGGCTCCGGGCCTCTTCGTGAGCCTTGCAAAGCCGGTCGACCGTCTCCGCCGGGCAATCGTCATCGCCTGGCGTCGCCGCCCAATCCAGGTATTCCTCAACGGCTTCCGTCAATTCCGCCAGCGTCGCCATGAAGATGGGAAAAGCGTCAACCTTTGAGGGGAACGACATTAGGGGCCTCCCGACCTTCACCCGAGATTCGCGCCAGCTCGCGCCGCACGTCAGACCGCGACCAGTGTCGGAGCGCGGGGCGCACGAAGCAATGTTTCTTTGAGGGGAAGTCGGTCGCATGGCAGAGCCCCTTGTCGATCCATCCAGCCTCTTTTAGCGCGTGAAATAGCGCCGGCTGGACAACGCGAACCGAATTGTTCGTGGCCTCGGTTAACGTCTTACAAAGCGTATGCCAAGGGCCGGCGATAACGTCGGCATTGAACGGGGCGCGACCGGCCTCGATTTCGTGGTAGACGTAACCTTCAGCGCTGCTCATGCCGACGTAAATAAGCTTCTGCTTATACTCGGTCATGGGTGGCATGGCCTGGGGGCCGAACTTTGACACGTCGCGAGCGTGCAACCACCCGGCGACGGCCTTGAACCCGCCGGCCTTATACCAGCCCCACAGCGCCGCCGCGGCGTCATAGGTCATTTTGGGGGCGTCGGACCAGACGCAGAACCAGCGCCGGTCGTCGGAGTCGAGCGTGATCGGCATGTCCTCGTTCGTGAACGCCAGCATGAAAATCCGATTCACCATGTCGTAGGGGTGCAAGCCCTTGCGGTTGATCGATAACATCTCGGGCGGGGCGGCGATGATCGGCTTGAGACGATTCGCCAGCACGCGCCGGTCGGCGGCGTTGGGCTCCTTCAGTTCGTTCAGGACGACGATCTCGGCCTCTAGCTGGTAACCCCACTGGCTTGACAGGCTATCGTTGTCGATAAGACCCTTGTTCTTCTCATGCGGGCCGCACACGGACCATATAAACGGAGCCCACATAGTGTCTTTGCCGCAGCCGCCCTTGCCGCCGTGCAGGACGGCATGGTTGATCTTGACGCGCGGGTTCTGGACCTTGAACGCCATAACGTCGAGGATATGCTCCAACTCCGCGGCCTCCGGCACCAGCCGGCGGCAGTGGTCGAGCCAGGGCGTCACGTCGCCGCCACCCGTAACCTTGGGCCGCGCGTCGCGCCAGAGGTTGCCATAGACAAGCCCGTCCTTGTGGACCAGCCATGACTCGCCGGCGGCGTAGGTCAGGCCCTTCAGGGCGTAAGCGCGCCTCGCCTCGCGATGCTCGTCAAACCACAGGGACGCCTCGACGCGGCGTGGCTTGCCGGCGGGGCCGACCGACGTGCATTCGACATGCCGGAAGATGGCGTTGAAGGCCCGGCGGCTGATCTCGCTGCAAGTGTCCTTGTCGAAGTAAGCGTCATCGTCCACGATATAGGCAAAGCGCTCATGCCAGCGTGCGCGGTCCTCGCGGCCGGCCTGCTTGGCCTCAGTCTCGGCGACCCGCGCCGCCGCCTCGTCGGGGAAGCTCTTGGTCGGCGTCAGTTTGTTGATTTTGTCCGTGTAGTCGGCGATCAGGTCATCGCGCAGTCCCGGCATGGCGCGCGGGCCGCCCTGGTCCGCAACCCAGTCGCAGAAGAACCGGCTATCCAGTTCGTCACAGTGCGCGTGATAGCAACAGAACGAACGGTCGAGCGGGCGGTAGCGAGCCTCGATCTGTCCGTCTGAATGATGTTCATGGTTCGGGCAGACAACACCGCACCAGCCTTCGGCGTTTACGTTAGACGTAACAAGCCCATGCTCGTTCAGCCAAGCGAGAACTTTATCGTTGCCAGTGTCTTTTACGCGGAACGTAATACGCTGCGCGTTACCGACTTCGCATGGCGTCACCTCGAGCGCTGCGCATATCTCGGCAAGCGTGTATTCGCGCTCGGGGTGGAACTCCACCTCGCGGCACACGAAGGCGTCGCGGCCGGGCTTGACGTTTACGGACCCCGGAAGACGGCAGTTACGCACGGCGTTGGTCGCGCCAGGGTCCGTGTAGCCGGCGGCTGCGATAGCCTCCAGCGCGGCGCAATGCTCTTCAGCCGTCGGCTGTTCGCTGTAGGCATACCAATACTGATAGTTGCCGGGGCTTGTCTCAACGATGGCCGTCGGCGGCAGCGGAGGCGTCTTGGATTTCGTGCCGATGTCGTCCAGCATCATGAATAGGACATGCGTGCAGTTGGCGACGCTGGCGCTAGGGCGCTTCAGGTCGAGCCGGTCGCAGATAAAACTGCCCGTGTTCAGGAACCAACTCTCGCCTTCCTTGCGCCGATGCGTCGGCAGGAACGCCGGCCAAGTGTATTTGGGAGAGCCGTCCTTGTGCAGCCTGCCCGTGTCGATCTGCTTGACGATCAGCGCCGTCTCGCCTTTCGGCGCAAGCGCAGTAAAATATTCAAACATTATCAGCCCCCCAAAACAGATACTATGTTTTTAACGGCGTCTTCGCGGGCCTTTATGGCCGCGTTTTTGGTGTCAAAACGGCCTAGGAACTTGCTGACGTAAGCTATTTTTATGCGCGCGCACCATTTACGCCGTCGTGAGTCCCATGTGACGCCTACAACGCCGCTTTGCCCCGCGATTCGGTTGGCGTTGTGCATGTTAAGCGACTGGCCGGCGAGGCGTAGGTTTTTTAATCTGTTGTCGCTTTTATTGCGGTTTATGTGGTCTATGTTTTCTTCTGGCCAAGCACCATGCGAATAAAACCACGCCAAACGATGCGCTTTATAAAGCACACCGTCCAGACGAATAACAACATAGCCATAAGAATCTCTGGCCCCGGCAGAACGGCCGACCGCCGCTTTACCACCGCGTCTACGCCGCCACGTAAAAACGCCCGTATCCTTGTCATAGGTCAATAGCTCTTTTAATCGTGTTTGGCTTAGCATAAACGCCTCCCGGCAAAGTTATTTACCGAACCGTATCATAACTTTGCCACTAACAGCAAGTGGGAGCCCTTCACCCCATGCAGGCGGTGTCGTCATGACTTCTTTCATGTGCGACAGCATTTTATCAGCGTCTTCCTCCGCGCACTCTACGAGAATTTCATCGTGTATGTGCGCTACGACGTTTGGAATCTTGCGCAATGCTTCCCTCAAAAGATCGTGCGCCGTCGCTTGCGTGACATTTTCTACCGCGATTCCTTTCCAGAGACGCGCGCGGGGCCACTCTTTGGCGTCGGCCGCAGGCTTCCATGACGCTTTGGAATAGGTAATCCCGTCATCTTCGAACCGGGCAAAAGGATAGCAAAGCACGCGGCCAGAAGGCAGAGCATACCAAAGGTGCTGGCCGTCGTAATAGTAGGAAACGCGGCCGGCGGTAAATATTTTCCCGCGGTTCCGTAGCGCCCGCGTGTATGCCGTCTCAAGGTCAGACCAGAAAATGGCGGCCCATGGGTTTGCGCTACGCCAGCCATTTATGGCGCGCTTAACCTCGGCGTCTGACAGCCGAACGCCGTAAATACGGGCCATCGCATTAAACGCGCCGGCACCCCCGGCGAATGAAAGTGCCAATTCTTGGACTTTCCCTACTTGGCGCTGTTCGGATTTATTGGTTTCTTTGTATTCGCGCTCTATGTCGGCATACGCACGGTTAAATGTCGCCGCCGCATTCACAATATAGGGGTCAAGACCATCCCTGAAACATTGGAGCTTATCTTCGCTGGTCGCTGTATCAGCCAGCCAAGGATTGACGCGGCCTTCTATAGCGCTCCAATCATAACCTACAAATACGTGGCCCCGCGCGGGCATGATCGCCGGGCGCAACATTCCTTTTAGAACATCTGTAACGCGGCGACCAAATTCAGGGACAATTCTATGGCCCCGAACCATCGCGGTTCGCACGGCTTCAGGGTCTTCGGCGCATCTACGCGGGGCGTTGTGCAATTGAGCGCCATAAGAGGAGGCGCGTCCGGTCGCGGACCCTCCGGCGAAAACGAAAGCGCCTCTAACACGTCCATCCAGACTAGCGAGGCCAGCAAGACGCTCAAACTTAGCGACAGAAGAAGCCCAAAGATCGTCAGCGCACTGAATAACTTCTTTAACATCGGGGGGCACCTGTTCTGGATCGTCAATGGCCAAGAGATTCGCGCGAACGGTCTTGTCGATGGAGAACTTATCCGCCCGTTCCATCAGCTTCAACGCCTCGGGGCCAACGCGGTCCATCACCCACAACCGCATCCTGGGGCTGCGCACGGACAGGATTTCGCCCCTTGTGATGGTCCGCACCGTCTCCTCGATCTCGGCCAGTTCGGCGGCGGCGTATTTGACCGCAGCTTTACAGAGCGCCACGTCGACCATGACGCCGCGGTCGTTGATCCGTTCGTTGACGTGGTAGTCCTCCAGTTCCTCCGGCGTCAGTTCGCGCATGGACTGACTGACAGCGCGCATGGTTCGCACGTCCTGCTCGCAATACTGGATCAGTTCGGGGATGAGATCGTCTTTATAAGGCGGGATACAGCAAGCCCGCACAAGAGCAGCGCCACGATGATCCTTGCGCATACTCGTTCCAGCAAAGCGTCCAACATCTTCTAGGCTCCCAGGCGCGCAGTTGGCGCGGGCTTGCGCCGCCGTGCAGTAGAACTGTTCCAGTGGGATAGGCATCTTCAGCACATGCCAGAAGATCAGACGCTCGAACGCGGCGTTATGCGCGCGTATCTGCCCCTCGATCTTCGGCATGGGCTCGCCGGGCCGCCATGTGCGGACAGGCTCGTCGTCGTAAGCGTAGGACATGCACAAGACTTGCGTCGACGGATGACGTGAATAATTGTAGACTCCTTCTGTTTTCAAGTCGCATTCCGACTTTGATTCAAAATCACACCAAAATATGAGCATAGGTTTTCCCTGATTTTATGTTTGATATAGTGTGCCTGTCGACATCATATTTACGTGCTAGATCACATACGGATTCACCTATTTTAAGTGACCGCTTTATGTTTTGTGCTTCCTCAAAAGAGAACGCGCCTGTTTCGTGTAAGACACGTCTATCCGCTCGATTTTCTTTCACGGTGCCCCACCGTAAATTTTCTATTCTGTTATCAGAAGCAACGCCGTTTAAGTGACGACATTCAACGCGGCCAAGTATATTAGGCGGCGGCGCAAAAGCGCGCAAAACTAAAGTGTGGACGTAGTTTGTCTTGCGGCGCAATTTTACTGTGCAGTGACCGCTTTTTGTGCGCGATATTTTTAGCCAGCGCGATCTTTTATGATCGAACACACGGCCATCTGACGTAACAGAATATCTATCATCTATAGCTTTCACCATCTTATTCTCCGGCAGATCGCACTCGCTGGCTGTCTCAAAGTCGACCCAGAAGATCATCCCTTCTCTCC